AATACCTCGTGTTCGTCCAGATGGAAAGCACCGGACGCCCACGCTACTTTTGCAAAACCAGGAAAAATCTGATCACTCTCGGAACGGTCGAATGGTTCAATAAGTGGAGAGTGTATGTTTACACCCCAATAGAGCAAGCGGTTTATTCGTCCGGGTGCTTGAAAGACATCGCCTGCTTCATGGATCAACTTCAGCGTTAATAACGCTGGTTCTTATTCACAGATAGGGTCACAAATGATTGATATTCGTCAAGGCGACTGCAAAGAACTGATAAAGGACATTCCAGACCACTCAGTAGATCTGATCTTCTGCGATCCACCATACACAAAAGAACAAATATACCTTTATGACTGGTTGACCGATCAAGCTGTCCGTGTGATGAAGCAAGATGGTTTTATCGCCATGTACGTAGGCATCTACCACCTGGCGACCGTTATCAAGATGATCGGCGACCGCCTGGATTACTTTATGGAACTCGTTCTCTTTGGTACGGGTTATGGTTCTATGCTGTGGAACCGGCGCACCATTGGACGGCACAAGTCCATTCTCCTGTATACCCTCCCAAACAGCACGGCCATGCCCCGGACGAACATTGTTTCACTGTTCAATGGGACGAGAGCGGATAAGCGCTATCACATATGGGGGCAGGACGAAGCCAGCGCCCGGTACTACATTGACTGCTTAAGCGAACCGGGCGACCTGGTGTTGGACCCATTTGCGGGGGGGGGGTACAACGGCTGCTATGTGTAAGATACTTGACCGGAATTGCATTTCTTTCGAGATAGACCCGCAGGCGTGCAAGGTAGCCCGGGACCGGATTGATAAACAACAAATGCCAATTCATTCAAAACTTATTGAACAGGAACCGCTTATTACAGAAGAAATCAACCCATGACAACCGCAACCACTTCTTCATCTACCTTATTTCGCTCGTTGATCAGTGCCGGCATTCCAATACAAAATGCCGAAATACTGGACCGTGCTTTCAGCCAGGAGCCGGACTTTATGGATGGGTTGGAAATGGTGGCCACCGTTATCGCTCTCAAGCAGCCGCCCAGCATGGTCCCACCCAATGGGGAGCCGTGGAAGCATATTTATGAATTCGTGTTCAACGAGATCCAGACCGGGACCGATATTGACACAGCCTACAGCGAATCGCTAAGGCAATACGGCCCCGACATCATACTGAGTATCACTGCTGCAGTTTCCCTGCGTATGAAAGCGATCCTTGATTTTGAGGCGCAAAAGGGGAATAAAAAGCGCTTCAAGACCAAAGATTACATTGTTGGGCTGAAACAACTTGGGTACACGTTCCGCCTGAACGAGTGCGGCGATTATATTGAGGTGAACAGTGACAAGATCACCGATGGACTGCAGGCAAAGATCCGCTGCCAGATGCGGGACGCTGGCTTTGTTCATACTCTTGAGATGGAAGATGCCTATTATGCCCAATCCTACCAACACCGCTACCACCCGGTAAAAGACTTCCTGGCCGGGCTGACTTGGGATGGAGATCCTCACATTGAGCAGCTCACATCTTATTTTACTGACAGTCACAATATGTTCCATGTGTGGCTGCGCAAATGGCTGATCGGGTCCTGTGCCAGGGTATTTGAGGCGGAGCAAAACCCCATGCTGGTCCTGGATGGTGCCCAGGGTATTGGTAAGTCTAAGTTCGTGAAGTGGCTTGCCAAGCCTCTTCCTGAATATTTCCTGGAAGCGCCCATCAACCCAGATGACAAGGACACGGCCATCAGGATGATCTCTTACTGGATCTGGGAAGTATCCGAACTGGGTGCCACCACGCGTAAAGCGGATTATGAAGCGCTGAAGGCCTTTCTCACGACCCGTAAAGTGGTGGTGCGCAAGCCATACGGCCGACAGGATATTTCAAAGCCGGTACTGGCCAGTTTTATCGGCACGATCAATAATTCTTCCGGCATCTTCTCAGATCCCACCGGTAACCGGCGCTTTTTGGTCTCGCACATCGATGAGATCGACTGGAACTATTCCACCATGATCAACCCCAAGGATATATGGGCCGAGGCCATGGTGGCGTATCTGTCCCACGAAAGCTGGATACTTACTCCACAGGAGGTAAAACGCCGGCAGGAGATCAACGAACTGTACGATGTATCCAATCCTATCGAGGACATCATCTTGAAATACTTTACCCTGGATCCAACCAATACAAGCGTATGGATGGCCACATCGGACATTCTTCATATTCTTGAGGATCCATACCAGGGAGCGCTCAAAGGGCAGACCAGAGCAAACGCAATGGCTCTGTCATCAGCAATGGCGAAATTGGGCATGGAGAGATGCAAACGCCGCAACCCAAACGGACAGCTGGTCTGGGGTTATGTAGGCATATCGATCCCCTTGACCCCATGAGCACTTTAGCACTCTCGGGATTTTGTTCCAACCTACTGCTAATTTGTTCCAACCTTGTTCCAACCTCAGCGGATAGGTTGGAACACCTAAAAAATGATTTTGATAACACTATATATATGAAAGAACCTGAGCGTTTAGCAATGATTACAGCGGGTATGTTCCAACCTTCCAACCTAAATCCCATTAAATGGATTAAGAGAGTGGGTATACATCATAGTAATTTAATAGAAAAGGTTGGAACATTGGAACAGGTTGGAACAAATGTAAGTCAATGGGTAATGTTTCTTCATATATAAAGTGTAGTTACACAAAAATGGGTGTTCCAACCTCTGAAAGGATGATAAAAAATGGGATCCAATCTTGAAACAGCTTTGGCATGGCGGGAAAAAGGGTATGCAGTGATCCCCATTCATTACCAAAGCAAGAAAGCCAAAGTAGCCTGGGAGAACTATCAAAAAGAGCTGCCTGATACTGAGTTAGTCAAATCATGGTTCGGGTCCTCCCTTACTAACATTGGTCTAGTAATGGGTTGGAATGGACTGGTGGTGATCGATTTTGATAACCTGGAAGCGCACACGAAATGGATGATCTGGTGTGGGCGCAAGGGCAGCATTGCGCTTGAGGTGGCATTAAATTCCTATCAGGTCCAGACTGCGCGGGGAATGCATGTGTATATCCGTTTACCGTTCTCAGTTCATACTACGAAATTGCCGGGAATTGATATCAAGGGCAGTGGGTATGTACTTGTCCCGCCTTCGCTCCATCCCTCGGGCGTTGCGTATCAGGAAAGAAATCCAAGTGCACCCATTATTATGATCGAAGCGTTATCAGATATTCTCCCTGCGGAGCTGTTGACAATAAATACTGAGTATACGGGGGGTGTCGTGAACCCGGTGCCATTCCAGGCGAACAGCGAGGATCCGTGGCAGTCAGCCGAGCAGGTCCTGGATCCGAAAAAGGACCTGGTGAACCAGGTGCGGGCACGCTATCAGATCGAGCAGTTCTTTCCACAGGCGGTCCATTCAGGCGGCAACGGCCGCTGGATGATGGCTAAGTGCCCCTTCCACGATGATCATGATCCCTCTTTTTGGATCGATGTGTCCCGGCAGATCTGCGGTTGTTATTCCGGGTGCACGCCTAAACCATTGGATGTTATCAACCTGTTTGGGCGCCTGCATGGGCTGACGAACAGGGATGCAATATTGGCTATGATGAAAGGATTGTAAAGTGGCAATTACTAAAGGTGATCCAATTCAATGTCCTGGGTGCCAGTCTGTTATTGGCCATATGCTTATCATCAATAATACTGAGTGGTTGCAGATGGGTGGTGGAATTTGTCGTGAGTGGCATGGCGTGTGTGCCCAATGCGGAAAGGAGATCCATTGGTCTATCCCTGATCGGCTTCTTGAGAGGTTGTTAAAGCAGGGCTACTGAAGTTCCGGTTATTGCGGATAGTCAACTAATTAATACATGAATACAGTTCAGAAAGTACAAAGAAAAGTTTTCGGTGTGAGTAGGGAGATAAAAAATGTGTTTTAAGAAAAAAACCTTAGGGTTTGGTGATGGAACACCAATACGCAGTGTTGGTGTGAGAAATTGTGCCTGGTGCGGTGTTGATATTACCCCCGAGAATGATAGTGGGTGGGAGGTATTCATTTCACCGCGGGAAACTCAACCTGAGTGTAAAGCTTGTCATGAGGCTGAGAGTATGGAGAAGGTGGTGATTCATGAATAAAGATTTGATCCAGCAGCGAGAGAAATTGCAAAAGAAAGTGTGTGTGCTGACCATCCTGGTCGTTGTGCTGGCCTTGATCGATATCGGGTTAGCCATGTATATTTTAGCCACGTAAAGTGTAAATCTTGTTCTTGCGTTACTGGGCTAAAAATCATATAATAGAAGTAGTGTTTTCACCTGAAAATATTGGCCAATCAAATAGGGATTAGCCGGATTTACCACCCGACACTCGCTCTTCGGAGAGGTGTCGGGATTTTTTGTTAAGGAGTACTTGCATGAAAGTGAATAAGACTTTTCGGTTTTTAGTTGCATGTTCAATTTTGTTGCTGGCAATCTTTGCCTTGTCGGTCCCGGTTGGGCATGTGTGTGCGCAGAACGTAAGTTCGCCGCCTGCTCAAACTGTTATAACCGAAGACGCTGCACCGCTTGACGGCCTGGTCGCACTGGTGACCCAGTGGGGCGCATTGGCCGGTGTGGCGGGTGCTATTGCCCTGGTGATCAATATTCTCAAGCTGTTCAACCTGGTAAAAGATGGTCAAGCGCAGACCTGGAGCGCCGCCCTCAATTTGGGTGCGTTGGTCCTGTTTCTGGCGCTGAAAATTTATAACCCTGCCCTTGACCTGATATTCCTAGATGCTCAGATCGCCCAAGTGGTAGCTATCGGCTTGGTGATCCTCGGATATTTATCGCAGCTGGGGGTAAGTAAGCTCACCCACATTGTTGTGAAGCGTACCCCTGTTATTGGAACTACTTACTCCGAGTAAATCAGGGGGACAGTAATGAGCGAAACGATCCTGATTGCAGTGATAGCGGCATTGTCTGGTTGTATTACCGCTGTTGTAACCACGGTAGTTACCTTGCGTAAACTACCTCATGAGCAAAAAAAACTACAGGCAGAAAGTGAACTCGACCAGGCACAAGCTGAACAGGCACATGCCGAGGCGTCTTTGTCGTATGCAGAGGCAAACGCAAAAACTGTTGCCACAAATAAGGAGTTACAAGATCAAATTGACCTCCTGAAGGCAGCCATTAGCGGTCAGGATCGTAAGCTCAAAGAACAGGATGAAAAGATCGATCGATACATGCGGCGAATTGAATATCTGATGAATGGCATCCGCCGGCTGCATCAGCAGCTCGCCGACCACAACCTGGAGCCGTGTTTTACCCCTGATAAAGGATAACCTTGCCCGACAATACTGAGTTGGATGAACGCCACCCATGGGATAGGCAAGAAGGCGAACCTGAGATTTGGTTTCTCAGGTTTTCGCAATTTCGAGTGATGGGTACTGGCCGCTCCCTGCTGGGAGTGATCAACAAGGACCGTGCCCAGCGTGGCATGGCACCTACCCGAAATATGTATGGCCGCTGGACCAAAGCCTGTCAGGATTGGTCCTGGCGTGAGCGCGCAGCTGCTTGGGATCAGTGGGTTGTCGATCAGGCAGACCTGAAATGGCAGCGGGAGATCATGGGTCCAGCTGAAGCGCTTGGTCGTTTATCGCAGATGGCTAGGGGCAATATTGATACATTTGTTGAGATTGGTTCGAATGGTCATATTCGCAATATCAAACAGGACCAACTTAAAGAAAACGGCCACCTGGTGAAAAAGATCGCCTCATCTGAGGGGCGGACCAATAGTGTTTCTCTTGAGATGTATGATGCCCAGACAGCTTTGCAGATGGTGGGCAAGCACCTCAAATTATTCGATCGGGCAGAGGAAGAGATCAAGCCGGACAAGCGAACGGTGGTCATTCCCGCCAATTTGATCGCGCCAGAGTTTACCAACGTGTACCGGGCGGTCCAGGCAGGGAAGTATCAGGAGTTCGTTCTCAGCGGCGGGCGTGGATCTACCAAATCCAGCTTTGCCTCGCTCGAGATCATTGAGCTGCTGGTCAATAATCCCACTATGCACGCGCTGGCCTTGCGCCAGGTGAAAGATACCCTGCGTGACAGCGTGTATGCCCAGCTGGTGTGGGCAATCACCGAACTTGGATTGGCAGCCGAATTCAAATGCCTTGTATCGCCCATGGAGATCATTTATACACCAACCGGGCAGCGGATCTACTTCCGGGGCGTGAACGATCCCGGCAAGATCAAAAGCATCAAGCCGCCGTTTGGTTACATTGGCATCATCTGGTTCGAAGAGTTGGACCAGTACCATGGCGCTGAAGAGGTGCGCAAGGTCGAACAGTCTGTTATGCGCGGCGGTGACAAGGCCTACATATTTAAGACCTTCAATCCGCCCAAGTCGGCCAATAACTGGGCCAACAAATATGCCAAGATCCCGAAGGACAACCAATACCAGCACCACAGCACGTACCTGACCGTTCCTACTGAGTGGTTAGGGCGGCCATGGTTGAACGAAGCTGAATTCCTCAAGGCGATCAACCCAACAGCTTATGAACATGAATACATGGGTGTTGCCAACGGGATCGGTGGTCTGGTGTTTGACAATGTCAAGCTGCGGGCTATTACCGATGATGAAATTTCCCAATTTGATCATGTTTTGCATGGTCTTGATTGGGGTTACTTCCCTGATCCGCTGGCTTATGGACGGATGCACTACGATGCCGCCAGGATGACCTTGTATATCTATGGTGAGTTCAAGGGGCTGAAATTGGGTAATCGAGTGGCATTTGATGCGCTTGTGAACTGTGGCTTGATCCGGCATGTGGATGGGGTGGATGAGGATCAGCACAATTACACAGCTTACCCGGATCTGATCATTGCGGACAGTGCAGAGCCAAAATCCATTGGTGATTTTAGGTCCTATGGCGCCATGATCCGAGGTGCAGAGAAGGGACCCGATTCGGTCACCTACAGCATGAAGTGGCTGCAGTCATTAGTGTCGATCGTGATCGATCCCGAGCGCTGCCCGGAGCACGCCAACGAATTTATTAACTACGAATTGGAGCAGGATAAAAACGGTGAATTCATCTCCGAGTATCCTGATAAAAACAATCACTTTATTGATGACGTCAGGTATGCGACCAACTTAATCTGGCGTCGAAAAGGACAATAGGAGGTTCGAAATGGTTGATGTAAATGCAAATGGTACGAGCCCTGAAGAAGTAACCCTGCTGGATAAGGATGGAAATCCGATCGATTCAACTCATCCGCTGAACACTAGCGCGGCCGTTGCTTCCATCGCAGCTGGGGACAATAATATTGGCAATGTGGATCTGGCGTCCGCGCTGCCGGCAGGAACCAATCAAATTGGTGAGGTTGGAATTACTGATACCTATGCTCCTGTGGGCGCTCATTCGAGTGGAGCTACCATATCTTCTGCAACTACACTGACAAAGCCAGAAGGTGCCAATCAGATCCTCATTCAGGCTCTTATCCAGAATGTGAGGTTTACCCTGGACGGCACCACTCCGACAACTACAGTTGGTTTCCAGCTATTGGCAGGAAATCCGCCTGTGATTATTGCTGTCCCGGGCGCAAGTATGAAGGTGATTGAGGAAGCGGCCACAGCCAGTTTGCAATATCAATGGATTGGGTAAGATGAAAGTAAGTAGGCCTAATAACTCACTAAAAATGGGCGAAACTACTGTATTATGGACGCCCAAAAAAATAGAAAGTCTTAGGTTATGGCTTAGGGCTGATATTGGGATTTTTGTTGATGACACTGGTACAATAGCTGCCGTTTCAGATGGAGACATGGTTGGCCTTTGGAAAGATCAATCTGGAAATGGATATGATGTTTCCCAAGGCACAGATGATAAAAAACCGCTGCTGAAGTTGACAACAAATGGGATTAACAATAAACCTGTTTTGTTGTTTGATGGAAGTAATGACATCCTTATTAGAACTGTTGCAAATTGGCTGTCTAGTGATTCCTCGGGATGCGCTTTTATTGTTATAAATTTAACCTCCCCACTTCAAGATTATCAATATCTACTTTGCACAGCTGACCAAGCAGATGTGGTTTGTTATGTATTCTTTTCTCCTTATGTTGATTCGTCTCATATTCATACAGAGATCGGGCAAAGAAATAATGATACTGCTACATTTGTGGATGGTAATAAAACAATTCTTGCTGGAAGTACTTATGTAATAAAATTTGGATCAAATGGAATTGCCTACAATCAACGATGTAATGGTGAAGATTTAATTGTTTCAGCAAGAGCAGGTAATGACAATGGGGATTGGTTTGCAGATTCGGCTAATAGAGACAATTTAACAGTTGGTGGAATGAAGAGAACTAGTGAGCAATATTTTGTAAAAGGTAAAATTGCTGAAATACTTGTATACGGAGTAAATCTTAGCGGAGCAAATTTAGCCCGGGTTGAAAATTATCTAAGAAGCCGGTATGGGGTTTTTTTTTAGCAGTTGACAGTTCATTTGATTCCGGATCTGTAAGTTTGGTAGTGGAAGAATAAATCTGAACAACATGACAAATATTCAAATTACACCAATTAAATCTTTCAATAATCAATGGTGGTGGTATGCTTTTTCAACAAGCAATCTTGCTGGAATGATTCCGGTATTTAAGATAGCAAAAGCAGATTACTTCCAAACCCTAAATACGGCTTTTCGTTTTGGGTGTTGGTCTATTGCCGCAGACACAGATATCTGGAATGATTTTGATGTTCCAACAATTGATAGTAATGATATTCAATTTTTCCCCTCTTCTGTCTTACCGGATTCAAAAATATTTATTAGTAACCAACAAATGTATCCATTCTCACGGACGCAGCGTAAGGTTGCAGAGTGGTTATTGAATCCGTTGATTTCAGATGCGCCATCAAGTGTGAATGGGATTATTAGTAATGCTACAGAAAGAGCCAATTTAATTGATTCACGTATAAATCCAGCATTGCCCTATTATGCTTTCAAGATATCAAATGCATCGGAAAACACTAAAAATAAGGCAATTTTATCTGCCGGATTACACCCAGGAGAATCAATCGCCAGATTTGTTTATGAGGGTTCAATTGATTGGTTGTTGGGTGGTAGTTTTGAAGCAAATGAGTTGCTCGATTGGTTTGATTTCTATTGCTACCCTGGACTAAATCCACAAGGTGTTTGGGGTGGGTTTTACCGATCTTCACCACAATCTCCAACGTCAGATGCTAATAGGAATTGGACAACAACGGGTATATTAGAAAATATTGATGCCTTCAAAGCCGCCATGCTTACAGATACAGGTGGTTCAATTGAACTGGGGCTTGACTTCCATAGTTCATCAAACTCATCCCAAAATAATGGAAATAATTATGCAGACGCGGATGTTACCAATATATATTGTCAGGCATTTTCTTCCCAAATGCAGACTTTAGATGGAAACTGGAATCTTGTTAATACTTGGGTATCGGGGATGCTTGCAAAATATTGGAATGATAATTATTCACCCAAAATAGCTATGCATCCTGAAGTTTCTGGTTTATTGACTTTAACTGTTCCTGATTATTTTATTTATGGACAGAATTTGATGAAAACAGTACATAAATTATTACTAGATGGCGTGTTCACCAATCACCCGTAGGAGGCACCAATGTTACAACGTATCCTCCAGTGGATCAAAGGAGTAATACAAAAAATGTTAGGTCAAACCTCAGTTAAAACCGCACTGAACGTTGATATTGCCGTGAGTGCAGATATGGCCAATGCGCTGCAAACATGGTCGTTGATGTACGTCAACCAGGCGACTTGGCTAAATAACGATATTGTCAGTCTAAACCTGCCAGCAGCCATCGCCGGTGAGATCTCCAAATCAACAACGATCGAAATGAAAGTGGATGTTGCCGGATCTGCGCGGGCTGAATTCCTGGCCACGCAGCTCGGGAAATTGCTGCCCAAAATACGCCAGATGGTCGAATATGGATGTGCCAAAGGCGGTCTCATGTTCAAGCCATTCGTGAACGGCGATGAGATCGATATCGATTGCATTCAAGCTGATCAATTCTTCCCGATCAGCTTCGATGCAAATGGCAACATCATCGCCTGTGTCTTCGCAGACCAGAGAACAGTGGGTAACAGCTACTACACCCGGTTGGAATACCACACCATGACACCACAGGGGTGCTTGATCAAGAACATTGCCTACAAGAGCTCAACATCCAGCGACCTTGGCCAGCAGATCTCACTTACTGAGTTTGATGCCTGGAAAGACCTGGTGCCAGAGGCAACAATCACAGACATAAAAAAGCCTCTGTATGCTTATTTTCGGTTCCCCATGGCCAACAACATCGACCCGAGCTCTCCCTTGGGTGTGTCCTGCTATGCGCGGGCGGTGGACCTGATCAAGCAAGTCGATATCCAGTGGAGCAATTTGGTCTGGGAGTTCGAGAGCGGAAAGCGGGCAATTTATGCAGATACGGATGCATTTGATAAAACAAGTGATGGAAAGCCTATCCTCCCCAATAAGCGCTTGTACAGGACACTCAGCAAGGCCGGAAATATTGTAGATGACAGTGATCTGTTCACCGAGTGGTCACCCGAATTCCGAGAAGCCAGCATTTTGAGCGGCCTGGATGCAATGTTGAAAAAGGTGGAATATGCTTGCGGTATCGCTTACGGCACGATCTCTGATCCGCAGGAACAGGTCAAGACAGCCACAGAGCTGAAAACGTCCCGGCAGCGCACCTATGCGACCATTTCAGACACCCAGAAGGCCTTACAGGCTGCTATTGAGCAATTACTATATGCCATGGACGTATGGGCATCCCTTTCCCGCTTATCACCCAAAGGACCCTATCAGGCTACATTTACCTTTGATGATTCCATCATCACCGACATGGATTCGCAGTTCTCCCACGACAGCCAGGCACTTGGACTGCAGGTAATGAGCAAGGTGGAGTTTCGCATGCGCAATTATGGTGAGGATGAAACCACTGCGAAAAAGAAGATCGCTGAGATCCAAAACGAGCAGCAGCCCACGGATTTCTTCGGTCAAAATAAATAGCCAGATGTTGCACATTGTGCCATTTGATGCCGTTCAAGATGACAGATATTTATCTTTATAGTTCATTATGCTTTCAGCATCTTATTTAGACACCCTGCCTGATGAGATCATTGCTCTTTATACTGAGTATGAAGAGAGCGTGATCCTGGATATTGCGCGCCGGTTGGGTAACCTTGATTTTGAGAGTGCGGCGTGGCAGATGCAGCGTGTTACCGAATCGGGTCTGGTCTATGAGAATGCGCTGCGGCGATTGGCAGTTCTTACCGGTCAAAGTGAATTCGAACTACGACAGCTGTTCGAGCGGGCGGGTGTGCGGGCTATGCACTTTGATGATGATATTTATCGTGCTGCTGGCTTCAATCCCGTTCCGTTGAATTTGTCACCAGCCATGATGCAGGTATTATCGGCTGGCTTTCGCCGCACCCATGGAATTATGACCAATCTGGTTCAAACCACAGCGATCAATGCCCAACAAGGCTTTCTCAGGGCGGCGGATCTCGCTTATATGCAGGTCTCGAGTGGGGCAATGTCCTACACTCAGGCGATCCGGGCAGCGGTTCAGAATGCAGCCGCTAGTGGGTTGACCGTGGGTTATCCGACCGGGCACATGGATCAATTGGATGTGGCGGTGCGGCGATCGGTCCTAACCGGTGTGTCACAGACTACAGGAGAGTTGCAGATCGCCCGTGCGAATGAATTAGGACAGGATCTGGTCCAAACCAGCGCACACGCAGGAGCGAGACCGACCCACCAGGTATGGCAGGGAAGAATATTCTCACGATCGGGGAAGTCATCAAGATACCCCGATTTTGTTGAATCAACCGGTTATGGAACCGGTCCGGGGCTGATGGGCTGGAACTGCCGGCATTCTTTCTTTCCATTTTTTGAGGGGATCTCTCAGAATGCCTATGATGAGGAAATGGTCAATGAGCTGAATGATGCCTCTGTGATGTTCCACGGAAAGCCCATGGATATGTACGATGCTACTCAATATCAAAGGAGTATTGAACGCAAAATCCGGTATTGGAAACGGGAAGCGGGTGCATTAGAAGCCGCTGGCCAGGACAACTCCGGGGCTTTGAACCATTTGGGCACCTGGCAAGCGCGCATGCGTGATTTTGTCAATCAAACTGGGTTGCCCAGGCAGCGTGATCGTGAGCAAGTGCTTGGCCTTGGTCATTTGAGGGGGACCGTGCAAAAGGCAACCGAAATAACCAGGGAAGGAGCACCTGTAAGCGCCGCCTTGAAAATTACACAGAGTACTTACGCACAGCCTCTTCAGGAAGTGATGGAAATAATTGACCAAATCCACGGGGATGGGCGGTTACCCAGAATACCTTACCGGGTGGATAATGACAACCATTATCTGGGGAAGTTCCTTTCTACCAGGTCGGGGATTCCAGATAGCATCTATGTGTCCCGCTGGAATAATCCGGCAATGCGCCTATCCGCAGCTCATGAGATCGGCCATTTCCTTGATCTGGCTGGGATTGGAGTTGAACGGCAATTCGCTTCTATCAACGATCCTTTATTGGATGCCTGGAGAGAAGCGCTCATGAATAGCCGGGCTTACCGGCAGTGGCTTGAGATCCGGCGCAGCCATTATTTTACCGATCGCCGCGGAAGGTTGATCGCTGTTTCAGACAATGCGATCGAATACTGGACAGACATTCATGAGTTTTGGGCCAGGAGTTATGCCCAATATATTATTGAAAATTCTCAAAATGATGATATGCTTAATGAGTTGAGACGTTTACGGGAAAGGGCATTCCTCCCTGTTCAATGGGAAGAAGATGACTTTGCTCCAATTCGAAATGCAATTGAGGATCTGTTTAAGGCATTAGGATGGAAGAAATAATCAAACTTGACTTAGTGAATACTCCCCGCGAAAAGGCTATCGACCTTGTTATGGAATACTATGGGGTCGACAGGTGCGAGGCTTCGTTCATTGTTGCCCTGGAACGGGGGGAAACAAAAGGCGATATGATCATTATTGAGGACGATGAACGTACTCAGTAATTGATCGTGTTGGAATAATTTAATAGCGTTGCTGGAGTTTACCGCCCAGATATGCAAGAGCGATCTTGTGTACCTGGGACTTCTTTTTTAATAAGGGATTTCACAATAATGAGTATACCTAATCAACCTGCTGGTGCAGTCATTACTTTAGAGGTTCCGAGGTTTGAGAAAAGTTACTTTGTTACATCCGATGTTCACATTGACAGCGTGTACTGCCATCGAAAGGCATTCTTTACCGATCTTGATCAGGCCGTTGAGCGTGATGCCGGGATCATTATTGTCGGGGATCTATTCGATGCCATGATGGGGCGATTTGATCCCCGCCGTGACCTGGAAAAGGTGCGGCCGGAATATCGCAACAACAAATATTACGACAGCCTTGTGGATGATGCCTACAGTATGCTCAAGAAATATGTAAAGAATATTGAGCTGATCACCCCGGGCAACCATGAGACAGCGGTCCTCAAAAATGCCAATACTTATTTATCCGATCGGATTGTCAACCTTTTGAATGCCGCCGGCGGGAAGGTGATCCACGGTGGATATGGGGGCTGGATACGAGTACTCATAAAACACAAAAACCACACCTATGAAACGATCAATATCAAATACTTCCATGGTAGTGGCGGAGAGGCACCGGTTACACGCGGCGTGATCCAGACCAACCGGCAAGCGGTATTTCTTCCGGATGCCGATATTATTTTGAATGGTCATTCTCACAATGCTTACTGGGTTCCCATTACCCGCGAAAGGATTTCAAGCAGGGGGATCCACTACTTTGATACACAACATCACGTCAGAACACCAGGCTATAACCAGGCATATGGGGATGGGTCCGAAGGTTGGGAAGTGGAACGGGGGGGGGTGCCGAAACCGATCGGAGGATGCTTTATCACAATTAAAGCATTCGGAAATAAAAAAACTCTATTGGACAATGTTATTACTATTCAGCCGTTGATACACAACCCGGTGCCTGTCGCCCCGATTTTTGACCCTTACACCGGCATTTCTTTCCCTCAAGAGTAGGGCTTATCGCTGCAGAGCAAAGATCAAAAGGCACAAAATTGCCAGCAGGGAAAGCGCAATTGTCATGAATACGACCGTAGTTTTCGAGAACTTTGGCGTTATCTCTTCATACTGAGTATTTGATGGAGCATCTCGCATTTGATATGTTACTTGAAACAGGTCCCGTTTTTTTCCAAAGATTGCCAGGGGAAGGTAGATCAGGCCGAGCAGGGTGGTTTTTGCAACTCCCCAGCCCTGCGGCACACGTTGTGTGCTCATTACACTCCATCCGGATTGCTCACGCCGTTTGATGTCTGAATTCATGGCATGCTCAGTATTGTAAGTAACAACCTGGGTTTTTGTCATGTTTCCTCCACTGATTGCATTATAGAATAAAAGTGACTATAATATAAGTGTTCGACAAAAATTAATAGTGGATCTGGAGTTTACCGCCCAGTACTGCAACAGGAGAAATCCTGTTTAGTACCGGGCGATTTCGTTTTAACTCACAAATTTGTTAACCGCAAACGTAAAAAGGCGGGCACCAGGTGAACCCAACCACGTAAAACGGGTAGGCGCGAGTAAGGAGAACAGGTATGAAACGCGAAGATCTGAAGTCCCTATTGGGTGACAAGGCTGATGACGCCACCATCGACAAGATCATGGCCATGAACGGCCAGGACATTGAAAAGCACAAGAGTGCGGCAGAAGCCTCCAAAGTAGAGGCGGATGGTTTGAAGGGCCAGCTGGCTGAGGCCAATAAGCAGATCGAGGCCTTCAAAGAATTGAAGCCCGAAGATCTCAAAAAAGCGGCTGATGATTACAAGACAAAATATGAGACCGCTTTGGCTGACAGCAAAAAGCAATTAGATGCCCTCAAATTTGACCATGCCATGGATGCCGCTCTGACAGGCGCAAAAGCCAAGAACCCAACCGCGGTAAAGGCTCTGCTTAATAAGGACCTGCTCAAGTTGAATGAGGCCGATGGTTCGATCGTTGGTCTGACCGAGCAGCTTGATAAGGTAAAGAAGGACAATGATTACCTGTTCACAAGCGACACCCCTGACCCGAAGATCGTGGTGGCTGGGGAAAACAGATCAATCAATTTGGATAAAGTTGCCTCCGCGGCATTCGCCGGCGCTGGCATCAAACCACCTGGAGATAAATAATGACTCAATCTTTTGAACTCGCAAAGAAATTTTTGCCGGTATTGGATGAGATTTACAAACAATCATCCTTGACCGTGCGCCTTGATACCGCGAACCGCCAACTGGCCAACTTCACGGGTACGCCTGTTGTTGAGATCTACAAGACCACCATGGGCGGCTTGGGTGATATGGCACGTGGCGCCGATTATCCTGCCGGCGAGATCGTTGGTGTGTGGGAGCTTTTAACCCTGGCAACTCACCGCGCCCGTAAATTCAGCGTTGCCCGCATGGACAACGAGGAAACCCTTGGCCTTGCCTTTGGCATGACATCCGGCGAATTTATGCGCACCAAAGTCATTCCCGAACTGGATGCTTACCGGTTCGCAAAGTATGCCAGCACTTCCAACATTGGGACCACATCCGGGGCAACCCTTTCAAGCTCAACTGTGTTGGCCGCGCTCGATGCTGCCAAGGCAGCCATCCGCGCCGCTGAAGTTGATCTTAGCCAGTGCCTCTTGTTTGTTTCTGATGCTGTCCAGGGTTACCTGGAAGCGGCTGTCTCACGTACCCTCGGTAATGAAAACAGTGTCAATCGCCTGGTAACCGTCTTTGATTCAATGCCGGTGATCACGGTTCCTCAAACTCGCTTCTATACTCAGATCACCCTTGAACCTGGTGCTTCTGCTGCGGCTACCGGCGGATACAGCAAGACAAATTCGACCGGCAAAGACATCAACTTCATGATCATTCATCCCCCGGCCGTTGTCCAGGTCAAGAAGCACGAACTTCCGAAGATCTTCAGCCCGGATGAGAACCAGGATTCGGATAACTGGATCTTCGCCTATGACATCTATCACGATGCCTTTGTTCTTGACAACAAGGTCGGCGGCATTTACCTGCACAAGAAAGCGTAGGTGATCCATGAAATTAACATTGAATGGCATTACTCGGATCACCGATAGCCCGGCGATCATTGCTGACCTGAAAAAGGCTGGATACAAGGAGGTTGTTGAGGCCCACGAAAAAAAGGCTGAAAAACAAGCTCCTGAAGAACAACCGGCCGAGAATGGTGAGACCCAAAAGGCAGGTGAATAATGGCTGAAGAAATGGAACCCGTAAATGGTTCAGATTGGCAGCAGGATATCAACGACAACTTTGAACGTGTCGAAGCTGCCCAGTTGATCGATCTTGCTTCCAATGCCGAGACCATTATCGGTACCGATGACACCAAAGGAGTTACTCCGCCTGGTATGATGGCGGCTCTGGCTGCTTTGGCATTCCCGATCGTTTTCAATGGTTCGTTTGCCAAGGGGATCGACTTTTCAACAGCGGTTCCCACGTTCACGGATGCGGATAACGCATTCATCGCCATCGGCACCTGGAATGACGGCATCGATATTTCTGGACAGACCGAGCATTTTGTCCCGATCCAGGTCCATCTCGATTCCAACACCAGCGTTGCAAAGGATATCGCAGCCGCCCGGTTGCGTGTGGATACTGATGTTGCCAACACTCTGACCGCGGTCGGGTGTTTGCAGCTGCGCCAGAACCTTGGCCATAATGTGGCCTCATCGGCCATCCTGAACGCCAGTGTGAATGTGTCCGGGGCCGTTGCGGTCCAGACTGGCGGCCTGCTGGGTGGGTATTTCTCCATCGAAGGCAGCGGCGCAGTAACCAAGGCCGGAAACAACGACTGCACTCCTCTGGTGGCAGTGAATAACAACACCGGCGGCGGCATCGACAACGTGTTTATCGCTATGATGAACGGCACCGGCACCAGCGTGGATGAGATCATCAAGGCCGTGTGCGAACACGGTACCGCAGCGGTGGGTGTTGATATTGAGAAATCCGCTACCGGCACCTCTCTGGCTAAGGGCCTTTACATCAAAGACGCCACCTTGGGTATTGAACTCAGCCTGGCAGCGATCGCTGCAGATGATGGCCGTATCGCCAAACTGGTGGCCGCTCAAGCAGCTGGCGCCTATGATGACGGCTACGGTGCATTTGAGATCGAACTGGATGAATCCGGGACTGTTGCTGGTCCATACGTGGCTGCCCAATCGATCTGGATCAACTTTGCTGAAAGCTCTGACGCTGGAAGCAACATCATTTGTGTTCAAAACAATGGTATCTACGTTCCCGCCACCGGTACTCCCATGGCATCCGCCAAGGCCATTATCGGCATGCGTATGCAGTACATCGCAGATGGCGGCGGAAACCCTGGATCTCTGTTCTTGTTCTCAACCAACATCTACGACAACGCATTGACCGCCTTCTACGATGTGAATGCGAAGGTTGATGTTGGTTGGGTTACCGGGGCTTTGTCCAATGCCAGCGGCGCTGGCCATGTACCTCTGTTCAAAGAGGTTTCAACCGGTGTGGTGCATTACGTGAATACCTACACTCAATAATCGGAAAGGGTAATTATGAAACTTGGTGTCCTTGATCGTTTGACTTTACTCAATGTGCTTCCCCCAGAAGGCGATCTCTTGACCATACGGATCGTACACGGGTTGCGTCAGCGTTTATCTTTCACCGAAGAAGAACACGCCGCCTTGAAATTCACCAAATCAGCCGATGGTCAGCAGATCCTTTGGAAGAAAGAGGCTGACAAGGAAGTTGACATTGAGATCGGTTCAAAGGCAGAACAGATCATCAGGGACCGGTTGAATGAATTGTCCAATCAAAAGAAACTCACTGAGATGCACATCTCGATCTGTGAGAAATTCTTGGGCACAACAGAATAGGATCAGAGGCTATGGCGACATACGCAGACTACACATTTTATACCGGTACCTACCTTGGGACCGCCATAGCCTCCTCCGAATTTAGCCGGTTGGCACTGAGAGCTTCGGCATATATTGACCGGGTCACCTTTGACCGTGCCGCAGCGATCATCACAGCAAATACACCGGCCGCATCGGTTACCGCAATCCAAAATGCCACCTGTGCAATTGCCGAAGAGCTCCAAAAAAGCGAAGCGGCAGGCGGGGTTGACGGCATCACAAGCGAACGGGTTGGAAATTACTCCGTTACCATGAGAGAAAATTCCACTTCGGCTATGTCACTGGATCAGAAGATCAGCGAAGCGGCCAAACTCTATCTACGAAACACGGGACTCATGTTCCAGGGATTCGCAAGCGGAGAATACGGCGGTAGCGTTGATGAAGACGAATAGCCATATCACCCTGTACAACAAATATGTTCATTCAACCACCCGTTCCGAGTTGTGGCTGCGAACCCAGATCAGGGATGTCGTGTGGGAGGACCGCAAGGCCGCCAATGTGATCAACTCTGGTCTCATTGAGGCTGATCAAGCCGCCATTTTTATCCCTTACGCACGGGGGATATTATATCGAGATCCAACTACATGGCAGGCCCTTGTAACAAAGACCGGGTACTGGACTTTACAGGTGGGCGATATCATTGCCCAGGGCTTGGTGACCGATGAAATTACCGGATCCTTTGCCATCACTGACCTGAAGAAAAAGTACCCCTCCATACTGAGTATAAGGAGTGTGGACACCATGAACATGGGATCTATTTCCATGTGGCATTGGCAGGTAGGTGCAGGATGACCCGTCCAACTATTGAAACCCCACGCGGCCAGATCTTTGTGAATAAGAACAACAAAGCTCAGCTGGTATGGAATACCCATTTTCGGCCAAAGTGGCAGAACCGCTACAGTCGAGCGCAGAAGTATGTGGATAGTGAAGTGCTGCGATTGAGCGAACCGTTCACCCCATTATTGACCGGGATGATGATCAAATCCGGAACACTGGGCACAGATATCGGCAGCGGAACGGTTCAATGGATCGCTCCATATTCGCGCAAGCAATATTACAGCACCAGACCTCCGGGATCCAAAACCGGTCCCTTACGCGGCCCGTTCTGGTTTCAGAGAATGAAAGAAGTACACAAAGCTGCCATACTTGCCGGCGCAAGGAATTTGGCGGGGAGCTCATAATGGCTATCATTGGTGCCTTACGTACTTACATGCTGACTTTTTCAAGTCTGGCGGCCGGAGCTCCTTTATGGGTTGACTATTTAGGACCAAAGCCAACACAATACGGCATTTTGCCCCTTCCGGGAGAAAAGATCGTTGAACAATATATCAACGGCGGATCCAAACGGGAATTCCCGTTCGCCTTTCAATCTGTGGAGAGCACTTCCGATGATCCCGAGCGCTTGGCTAATATAGGTTTTTACGAGACATTCTCCGATTGGCTTGAGACACAAACCGCGGCCGGGACTTTGCCGACACTGGGTCAAAAGCAAACTGCCCTAAGCATAGAAGCAACCGGACAAGGTTATTTATATCAGGAAGGCGAATCGGATACCGGAATTTATCAAATTCAATGCAAGTTAGTCTATGAACAACAACCATAAGGAGGTTGTGAAATGACCAGTATAACAATCAAAAGATCACAGGTTCAAACCTTCCTGAACACCACACCATCCACAACGGCAACCTACAAGTTGATTGGTGATGGGGTTAACGCTGGCGAAATTGCAATGAATCCAAAGACCACGGAAGAAACGAATATCCATGAGGATAATGCAACCATCACCGTGGATTCTTATGCGCCTACACTTCCGATAGAGCAGGTGGCCAAGAACGGAGATGATGTCTTTGAATTCATTGATAACCTACGCCGCACCCGGGCTGTGCTTGATGATGCGGTAACCGACATCGTCAACGTGTGGATGTATGAGACCGGTGGACCAACTGCCTATCCTGCCGAAAAACAGAGCGTTTGCATCCAAATTGACAGCTTCGGCGGTGATGGCGGTAAAGCAGTCAAGATCAAATACACCATCAATTATGTTGGTGATCCTGTCCCCGGCACATTCAATGCATCGACCAGCGCCTTTACACCTTCCTAGGAGGCTGCATGAGCACGACAATTAAACGCAGTCAAGTAAAAACTTTCTTAAATACCGGCACATTGATATCGCCGACCTGGTCATTGATCGGGGATGGTGTAACCACGGGTGAGATTGCCATGAACCCAAAGACCACCGAAGAGACTAACATCAGCGATGACAATGCAACGATCACCGTTGATTCGTATTCCCCCACACTTCCAATCGAACAGGTAGCCAAAAACGGCGATGCTGTGTTTGAGTATCTGGACTCCTTGCGTAAAGACCGGGATATTCTGGATAATGCTGTAACCGAGATCGTTAATGTCTGGATTTATGAAACTCCAGCCTTGACGTACTACTATGCCGAAAAGCAATCGGTTTCGCTGCAGATAGATAAATTTGGTGGGGATGGTGGAAAAGCAGCCAAGATCGGTTACACCATCAACTTTGTTGGCGATCCGGTGCTGGGTGAATTCAGTCCAACCGATCTGGCTTTTCTGGCTTCCCCCATCAACACTATATTGACCACCATGGTGATCGGGTCCGTGACCTTGGCACCGTTATTTGCTACAGATAAGGCCTGGCTGCATTACGCCGGATCTGTGTCCAATGGAACCGATGCGGTAACAATGACCTCGACACTGGCCGGGGCAACCATTGTTCAGAAGGTGGCATCTACCACCGTTTCGCAAGGTGATCCAGCATCATTATCGGTTGGGCTAAACCACCTGACCATCAAGGTAACCGTTGGCACCGAAGAGGTTACCTATCATATTGATATCACCAGAGCAGCTTCTTAGCTCAAAGGGAACCCGCTCGGAAACGGGCGGGTTTTTTAGATTATGAGGAACTATGCCAAGTAATATCCGTATTGATACCGGAATAAAACGCATCCTGATCAACGATGGGCCGGATTACCTGGAATTCAATCCCAAGGACGTGATATTTGCAGAAAAATTCTACGGCCTGGTTGCAGAGTTCGAAGCCAAGCTGGCTGAATTTAAACAGCGATCCAATGAGATCGAAGCCATTGTTGAGGTGGACAGCCGGGGCCTTCCAGTTAATGTAACCGAGCGCCTGGAACTGATCCATGAAGCCTGTGTGTTTATCCGGGAAAAGATCGATGCACTTTTTGGCGCAAACACATCGCAGAAATTGTTTGGTGGCGCCATGGTTCTGGATGTATTTCCTCAGTTCTTTGATGGGATCATTCCTTTCATCAAGGAAGCTCGGGGTGAAAAGATGGATAAATACCTCCCTCAACATCCCAATAAGGTCATGAAATAGTGAACATTCTTACTGAGTATCTGCCAACAAAGGTTGAGATCGACCGTGTGATTTATGACATCAACACCGATTTCAGAGCTTGCCTGCGGGTTATTTTGGCCTTTGAAGATCCAGAACTTACCAACGGCGAGAGACAGCAGATCATGCTCAGTAATTTATTTACCAAAGAACAGCCCACCAATCTGGCCGGTGCTGTGGAAGAAGCGATCAGATTCTTGAATGGAGGCCCGAATGGCCAAAGCGAAGAGAGCGAAGAAAAAGAAGACGCGCTAAGGCTGTATTCTTTTGAAAAGGATTCCAGCTTTATCTTTTCGGCTTTTACGCAAACTCATGGGATCGACCTGCAAGAAATACCCTATATGCATTGGTGGAAGTTTTTAGCTTTATTCATGGACCTTGGACAGAACACTACTTTTTGCCAACTGGTTGGCCTGAGAAAAAGAGTAAAGACCGGAAAAGCGACCAAGGAAGAAAAGGATGCCGCACGAGAAATGGGCACCATTTTCGATGTTCCGGAAGTCGACAACCGCACAGTTGAAGAAAAAGAAAAGGAACTTGAATTCCTGAGAGCTTTGTCTATGGCCGCACCCAATACTGAGTATGCGGGGGTGACGTAATGTCGGGTAATTATGATGGCACAATTCGCATTGACACCAGTATTGAAAGCAAGGGTTTCAATACAGGAATTAGAAATATTACCTCTTCTCTTGCCCGAGTTGGGGCGGCCATTGGAATTGCTTTTAGCCTGGCCGCAGTCGTGGCCTTTGGTCGTTCTGCGGTCCAGTCAGCCAGTG